TAAACAGATCAGCAGTAATAACATCACCGTCTGTAAAACTAGATTGTCTTGTGTATGTATTACCCATCTAACGTCTTGCTCCTACTTGATACTCTAATTGAAACCCTTTAAGGGAATATGGTGCAGTTTCTCCACCATCATGTATTCTTAGTGCTACAGTAAAACCTGAACCCTCAATTGATTGTCTTACAAGTGGCTGTGAAGGACCACCAAATACGAATTGTGCTGCACTACTAGCAGTGCTAAAAACAGCATTACCAAACTGTGCAGCAATTTGAGAACTGTCTAAAGCATACGGTGCAGGTCTAGCTGAGTCTGAGGCTTCGTTATCGTAACGAACTATTAAGTCTGCATCAATAGCTGACTCAGGTTTATAGTTAAGGATAACTCTCTGCATGTGTTTTCTAACACCAGTGTCACCAAAACTTAAATCAGGGCTTCTATATCTAGCTAGTATTGCTGTACCGTCAAAGGTATTACCCTCTTCTTGTCTGTGTATAAATCCTGAGAAATCTCCATGTAACACTAAAACATCACCATCTACAACTAGAGTGTCAGTAGCTGACGGTTTTATTCCACGTATCTCAGAGAACTCAAACTTGTCTGCTCTCCTAACACAAACAATACCCCTGGTTAAGTTGTCACCCTGTCCTGATTTAGAAAAGAATATTCTGTACTGTGTTTTGTCTGGTATAACGACACTATCAAATACTGTAGAGTCTCTAATGTTTGTGTCAAAGATAGACTGTACGTTTTGTGTAATAGCACCAAGAGCCGTATCACCAATTCTTGCAGTAGCAGCAACAGTCCTAAGTCCATCAGGACCAAGGAATAATAAGTCACCTGCAAATTCCTGGATAGTGTCTCTGTTTACACAACCAATGTCTCTGGTAACAGGTTGTATAGCAAAGTCACTGAGAGTAGAACCTGTCATTTTAAATATTCTATTCTCACAGAATATAAACAGTGCATCTCTAAATACTTTTAGTCCAACAATGTTATCGTCTACTTTAATAGTACCTGCACCATCGTTTGCAGTAAAACCATCCTCGTCAAAGGGTTCACTAAATACTAAGGTCTGAGGTGTAGTAGACTTACCTGCGTAAAACATGTGTGATTTAAACACAGTAACTATTGTAGAACCTGATACAGAACTTTCACTAACGTCTGTTGCAGTCATAGAAGAGTTAAATATTGTAGGTGCGTTTGCACCATCTACAACAATAATCTTTTCGTTACCGTCAAAGTTGTATCGTTCAAAGTCGTACTTAGCTGCACTTGTTCTACCAGAATCTCTTTCAGTCCAAGACTCAGATACTACATCGTCAAGAGCATGGGCTGCTGCAGTAGTGCTTGAAGTAGCACGAGTTACTCCTGTAAAGGTAGTAGCTGTAACTCCTGTATAAGTAAATATCTCACTGTTAATTTGTAACGTACCACTAGAAGAAAATCCTGTAGTAGAATCTACAGTAATAGTTCCTGATCCAGTCATACCAGTTGTAGAAAGTATTTTTGAAGCAAGCTCAGTAGAGCCACAACTAAAAATCTTTTCACCTCTAGCTGCTACAACTTTGTTAGCAAAACTAGCAACCATAAGTATGTTTTCACTAGAGTCAGATGTTTGAGGAACTATATGATTAACGAATTTACGAAACCCATTTATTCTTCTGTAGCCACCCTCAATGTCAGGCTCAAAGTTTTCTAACTCTAACGCTTCACCTGGTTGCATTAAAAAAGTAGAACGGTTTAAAACTAAACCACCCTCACAGTTAAATGCTGCAGGTTGAACCTGAGAAGTATCTGGCATTATGAAATGACTCCTGCCATAAAGTTAGCAGAACCTCTAGGGGTTATAAGAACTGTAGATCTTACATACTCATACTTGTTGATAAGCAAGCTCTGCATGTTCTTAATGCCCTGCTCAAACCTACCAAAGTTTAACTGATACTGTTGCATCTCACCACGATACTGATACACAAATGCTGTAGCACCATCTACAATTACAGGACCAAACCTGTCTGGTATACTTGTAGTATCACCATGAGCAGATAGGTCAGAGGGAAATGTAAAGTAATCAAAGACTAGTGCGTACTGTTTATCTGGATAAGGATATAACAAGTAGTTATTGTCTGGGGTACGTACTATGTTTCTAGGAACACCACCACCGTCAAACTGTGTTACTGTTGTACCATCTGCATGTAGTGCAGCAGTTGTACTGTTAGCACCCCTTGTACAACCTGTTATATCATTACCTGAAACAGCAGTGTAAGTTACTTGCTCACCACCAATGTACACTTTACCTGATGCAGAAAAACCTGTGGTAGAAGTTAAAGTAAGAGTTGTTACAGAACTTGAGTGTGATCCGTTAAGAGTTGTTGATTTAATCTGATCTTCCTCGTTAGGATAATCTTTATCAATGTACTCATTATAGTTAAGAGAAACTAAATTATTACCTGCAGAATTAAGATCGTCATCTTTTTTAATTCTTGCGGTGTTATAGTCTACTGACTTAGTACTTGTAGGTAGGCTGTACCTTGCTACACCTGGAGTCAAAGTAGAAGAATTTTGTGCGTGATTAAAAGAGTATCCAAACTCTCTTTGATTAATATATCTTATAGATTCATTAACTGCGTTTTGACATTGTACCTGAACACCCCTTGCGTTAGCAAAGGTAGTAGATGTAAGCACTACTTCATTCATGCGTGTGATAACATCGTTAGTTAACGAGAGAAATGTCAAAGCCATATTGTTTCCTTTAGATAAGCTAAAGGGGCCAACCTAAGTCAGCCCCCAAAGTTGTTTTATGCTAAGTCACGAGCAGCAGCAGAAGCTTCTGTCTGTGCAGCAGAAACATCAACAACTACTGCGTAGACACGTAAGCGTCCAGTTGCAGCAGCAGCACCTGCGATTGTAACATCAATAGTGTCAGCAGTACCCACAAGAGCCAAAGACTCTGCAGCATATGTAGAAGCCGCACCTGTATTAACAAGGTTAGCTTCACCATTAGAACCTTTTACAAGGTATGTACCTGCAGCATCATCTAGAGCCGCACCATCAATGATGTCATCACCACCACCAAAGTCAATATTACAAGTACAACTTGCAGTAAAAGACTTCATGATTTCAGCACCTGCAGCAATCACGAATGATTCAGCAGGAACCTCTAGTAGTTGAAAGATGTCACCGTTAGCAATAGTAGCACCTGCAGCAATCATAGCATCAATATCTAAGATTGCCTCCATAGTGCGTACTGTATTTCCTACTACAGTTGGAACAGCAAGAACGTCTGCACCAACACCTGCAGTAGAAGCGAGAGTCATATCAAAAGTAGCCATAAGTTATATCCTCCCCTTACGCTGCGTTATATTTAGCAGTAACCAAGGCTTCTGGCCTTAGTATTTTTCTGCCATATAGGTGCATACCACGAACAATGTCAGCAAAGCTGTCAGGGTCACGATAAGTTTCAGTCTTGCTGATTTGCTCCGCAGTTGCGACAGCAGAATCATGACCACCAACTATAACACCAAAGTTAGTAAGTTGGTTCGCAGTGCCTGATGTACCTGGACCTGTGCCTAGGGCAGGAAGGTTTGATGATACATATAGACGGAAACCATGAAAGTTATTGATAGTAAGACCGTTACGTAGTCCACCACTTTCACCGTAGTCTCCATTCATGAAGCGTGAATCCTCATCAGAGAGTAGCTCCATAAACACTGGGTCAACAACAAGCCATCTACCTTGGGTATCAACTTGTTGTACGTCAAGCAATCGTTTCATTCTTGCAACAATCATTGCAGGTGAAACTGTAGCTGTTGGTAGAGATGTAGCACCTGGCATACGAGCAGTTACTGGGATTGAATGATCCCCTGCTGATGTTGTCGTAATGTTACCAAATGAATCTTTACGTAGCTTCATGCTTGTAAGCAACTCGTCTGAACCTGCAGAAGAAACAGACTTTGAACCGTTTACTTGGTCATTTACTGTATCAGCTTTTGAGTGTAGACTTGACTGCTTAAAACCTGACAGATAGCCAAGAACTTCTTGGTCATACTGATCAGCTAGTCTGTAGGCTGCACGATCCGTTGCAAGTTGCATGAAGTTTACATGTGAGTGCGCTTCTTCGATATCGTCCATCTTAAAAGCATAGTAGTTGCTTTTATCTACGACTAACTGAAAATCGTCATCTTCAAGATCTTGTGCTGTGATGTTTGTACCACGAGCATAAGCTTGGACAGAAATTTCAGGTTCTTTAATAATTCTGACCGTATCTCCTTGGGCAGAAATCTCCCCAAAATAATCAGAGTTAGTTATGTCTCCTACAGTAGCAGCCTTGCGAAAAGCAAGCTGTACTTTTTTGGAGTAGATTATTGGCGAAAAGTTACCGTTTGGTAAATTGCCATAACCTGTTGCGGTTTGAAAAGCCATGATTAAAATCCTCCATGATATTTGGCTTTGAGAATAAAGCTTAAACACCTGAAAGAGGCTGTACGTTTTCTAGGGTGCAGAGAGCATTCGGTTGCGCAACAGAATACTACTGGGCCTATACTTGGACAGGTAGTTCTTTGTAGTTTAGACTTTTGGGTTAAATGTATCTTTGAAGGTAGTCCTTACGGAGGCTTCAAGTCAGATACTGGTAGTTATATGCTTGACTTAATATATGTCAACCATTTATCTTGCAGAACCAGACATATCATAAACAAACTTGCCATTACGCATAGATTCGTTTATCTTGTCCTGCATTTCCTCAAACTCCTTACTAGACATTCTAGCTACATCAGACTCTTTTATTTGTCCTTGTACGCCTTTTGTGTCTAAAGAAGTGCGAGTTCCTTTAGCAACAGTAGATGCTGCAGCTTTCTTAGATTGTTTCTTAGCTGCTATAGTCATACCGTTGTCAATTTTAAATAGGTCAATCACACGTACAACTGACGCAGGATCATCCATGTTTTCGTAGAGTGCATCCTTAACCCACTTGGGTTGTTCGTCTGCCCAGTTGTGAAACTGATCTGATTGTCTTAGATCATCAAAGTCTTCGTGAGACTTACGAATAACATTCTCTGACTTTATTCTTTGAGCCTCAGAGTGAGCCTCGTCTAACTCTTGTAAACGTGACTCAGCCTTGTTGAACATCTCTTGAGCTTTTTTAGCTGCAATTGTTTCTACAATACCTGCTACGTCTGGGTACTCACTTGCCCACTTCTCTATGTCTTCATCAGACTTAGGAGGAACAATACCCTCACGTTTACTTTTGTTTTCTAGAGCGTCAAACTTTTCTTGCCACTCTTTTTCTTTAGAAGCCAAGTGTTTACGAATATCACCGTAGCGTTTCTTAAAAGACTTTTCTTCAGCGTTTAAT